GCCTCACTGCATTTAGCAGCGCAGGTTTTAGCATCGGCGCACTTGCTAAGATAAACACCAACGCAGCCACCTACGCCTCGTGGACATTCCGCGAGCAGCCGAAGTTCTTTGATATTGTGACGTATACGGGGAATGGGACAACACAAAATATTGCTCACAATCTTGGAAGCGTCCCGGGCTGCATGATGGTGAAAGACATCGCTGGCGCTAACTTATGGACTATTTATCACAGAGGCGTAGACGCTACAAATCCTCAGAATTACGGTCTGTGGTTTCAAACCAATCCTAGAGATTTAGACACTTATTGGAACAACACTGCGCCAACATCAACGGTTTTCACTGTTGGTCCCAAAGGCGGAACCAACCAATCAGGACGCACCTACGTAGCCTACCTATTCGCCCATGACGCAGGCGGCTTTGGCCTGTCTGGTACGGACAATGTTATTTCGTGTGGGAGTTATACGGGCAACGGCTCTGCTAACGGACCGACAGTTACTCTTGGGTATGAACCTCAGTGGGTGATGGTTAAAGAGGCTACAGTCGGAGGTGCAGGGCGAGACTGGTTAATGTTTGATTCAATGCGGGGGATGACCGCTACTCCAGGAATTGATTTTCCATTAAGAGCAAACACTTCTCAAGCTGAAGATAATGGGTATGGCGAGGCACTAGAACCAACTGCCACAGGTTTTAAAATTAACGCTGCGTCTGGAAGTATAAACAGTAACGGCAACACATTCATCTACATCGCCATACGCCGTGGCCCGATGAAAGTGCCGACAAGTGGGACGAGTGTGTTTAGTCCTATTGCTTACTCTGGCGCGAATGGCGCTGCGCAGAACATTAGCGCAGGCTTCCCGGTTGACGTAGACATTATCAAAATCCGTAATGACGGAACCAGAGACCCTCTGAACCATGCAAGGCTGATGGGCGGAGTGTTTTTAAAAACCGATGCAACAAGTGCGCAAGCTAGTTTTTCCGACAACATTGTTTCGTTTAATGCTGGACAAAATGTAATAGGCTTGCCAGCTACGGGCGGCGGTACTAATGAAATTAACGGGGCTTCAACTTCAAATTATATTGCTTGGGCCTTCCGCCGCGCACCCGGCTTCATGGATGTGGTGTGCTACAACAGAGGCTCTGGGGCTACTGTAACGCATAATTTAGGCGTCATTCCTGAACTGCTGATTGTAAAGCGTAGGGGAGGCACTGAGGCGTGGGGCGTAATGCGTCCAAATACAACGGGCTTCTTACTGTTAAATGCAGCAGACGCACTTAACACGGGGTTGTCGGCTACTGCGACATCTACGACATTCACGCTTGGAACTGGCGCGTTTGACTACACCGACAGCTATGTAGCCTACCTATTTGCCACCGTAGCAGGCGTCAGCAAAGTCGGCTCATATACCGGCACAGGCACAACACAGACTATCAACTGCGGCTTCACTTCTGGTTCACGGTTCGTCATGATTAAGCGCACTGACTCCACTGGCGACTGGTACGTTTGGGACAGCGCAAGGGGTATAGTCGCGGGTAATGATCCGTACCTTCTCATTAACTCAACAGCGGCTGAAGTCACCAACACAGACTATGTAGACACGGCTGCGACAGGGTTTGAGATCAGCAGCACAGCACCAGCGGCAATCAACGCCAACGGTGGAACTTTTATCTTCCTTGCGATTGCGTAGAGGTAAACATGGGTTACAGAATCAGAGACACCAGCGAATACATCATGACCGAGTTCGGTCTGCGCGAGCATTTCAAGGGACAAGGCAAGGTTCCAAGCCCCCTTACTCCTGAGTGGCTTGAGTCCAAGGGCGTCGATCCGGTATTTGAAGGCCCGCAGGCGTCTGGAGGAACTGTTTACCAGTACAGCCAGTTTGACGGCATAGAGCAGATCGAAGGCAAGTGGTATACCAAATATATCCTTGGCCCTGTATTCGTTGACGGCGAGACTACCGCAGCAGAACAGGAAGCAGCTTACAAAGCCATAAAAGACGCCGAGTTTGCCAAGTCTGCTCGTGACTCGCGTGACACCTTGCTGGCCGAGTGTGACTGGGTAATTGTAATGTCTCTGGAAGCTGGTCGAGCTATTCCTGCTGAGTGGGCTACCTATCGTCAGGCACTGAGAGACCTTCCGCAGCAGGCTGGATTCCCTGTCACGATAAACTGGCCTGTTAAGCCGTAAGGAGCAGTCATGGACTACCAAGTGCTTTTTAACCTAGCCGTGACTGTTGCAGCTTTCTTTGGTGGCTGGATTCTCTCTCGCATTTATACCGCGATTGATCGGCTAGACGATGAGGCTAGGAATATGCCGAAAAACTACGTTAGCAAGGATGACTACCGGGAAGATTTGAGAGAAATAAAGGAGCTGCTTGGTGCCATCTTCAAACGACTGGATCACAAGGTAGACAAGTAATGCTCGACCCGATCACAGCCTTTGCCACTGCCTCGGCGGCTTTCAATTTCGTCAAACGGGCGGTTGAAGCTGGTCGTGAGATTGAGGACGTAGGCTCTCAGCTTGGAACCTGGTTTAGTGCCTGCGCTGACCTGAAGCAGCACGAAGAAGAGTCCCGCGACCCTCCGCTGTTCAAGAAGCTGTTGAGCAAGGGTTCCGTTGAGCAGGAAGCGATGGAAAATTTAATGCGTAGGAAGAAGATCGAACAGCAGGAAAAGGAACTCCGCGAACTCATTGTCTACCGCTTTGGTATTGATTCGTACCGCGAGATGATGGATGAGCGCAGACAGCTTAGAGAAGGTAGGGCGCGTACTGTAATGATCCAGCGTAGGCGCAGGGCTAAGGCTTTCCAGAATGTAATTGCTGTAATTTTGATCGTTGGAATTTTTGCTATACCGGTTGCTGTATCCATGTGGCTATATGGGAAGGTTGAATAATGTTAACTCTACTCTCTACGCTTGTATCTTTCCTGGCCGGTGGTCTTCCTAAGCTGCTCGACTTCTTTCAGGATCGTCAGGATAAGAAGCATGAACTGCTTTTGCTTCAGGCTGCGAAAGAACGTGAACTTGAGATGGCGGAGCGTGGCTACATTGCCCAGCAGAGACTTGAAGAGATCAAGACGGAGCAAGTAGCAATACAGGCGGCTATCTCTGAACGCTCTGCCCTCATGCAGCATGACATTGAGATTGGAAAAGGTGCGTCAACGTGGGTGATTAACCTTCGTGCGCTAGTCCGTCCGCTCATCACTTACGGTATGTTCCTGCTGCTCTGCGCTGTAGACGGGTTTGGTTTCTACTATGCGATTAAAACCGGCGTAGCATTTTCTGACGCAATGGCCCTGCTATGGGATGAGGAGACTCAGATCATCTGGAGTTCCATCGTGGCATTTCACTTTGGTTCGCAAGCCTTCAAAAAATGAAAGTAAGCGATGCCGCTGTTGAGCTAATCAAGCACCATGAGGGCAAAAGGAATAAGCCATACCTATGCCCTGCCTTGCTCTGGACGATCGGGTACGGTCATGTACTCTATCCTGAACAAGCTAAACTCAAACTGGAAGAGCGCAAGGCGTATCCTTTAAGAGCCGAGCATGACAAAATCTGGAGTGATGGCGGCATTGATGCAATTCTGCGCAGTGATCTTACTCGGTTTGAGATCCATGTTGTTAGACTGTGCCCTGGCGCTGCTGATCATCAGTCACATTTCGATGCCTTGGTTTCCTTCTCTTTCAACGTGGGCCTCGGCAGTCTGCAAAGTTCTACCCTGCGGATGAAGTACAACCGGGGGGATTATTCTGGCGCTGCTGATGAATTCCTCAAGTGGGGTGGTGGTGGAGGAGATTCTTCCGGGCTTAGTTAAACGCAGGTCAGACGAACGCTCACTTTTCCTAAAATAACTGCTTTACTCCGTAAACTCCCTGCTTTATACTGCGCCCTGTGCAATCCCGCACATTGAGGGCTAATAATATGAATTACAAAGACATTTGGCAGAATCTCTCTGCTATCGACTGCACTGCGCACGTTGAGAAAAAGAACGGCTTGTCCTATCTGTCATGGGCATGGGCATGGGGTACGCTCATGGAGTACTACCCGGAAGCCCAGTACTCCTTTGACGCTCCGCAGGTATTCCCGGATTCAACTCAGATGGTGTTTTGCACTGTCAACATCGGTGAATGCTCTCGCCGGATGTGGCTCCCTGTGATGGATCACAGGAACAAGGCTATCCAGAACCCTGATGCCTTTGCCACGAATACAGCAATGATGCGGTGTCTTGTAAAATGCTTGGCTCTCTACGGGCTGGGCCATTACATCTATGCTGGGGAGGATTTGCCTCAGTCAGAACTTGATCGCCTGTACTCTCCAATAAGCGCAGAGCAACACGCTGAACTAACCGTTCTCATCTCGCAACTGGACGGCGACATTGATATGCCTGCATTCCTCAAGTTCTTCGGTATCTCGGTGTTGTCTAACCTGAAGCAGAGCGACTTCCAGAAGGCCAAGCTGGCTCTTGAGAAGAAGCTGGGAGCCAAGGCATGAGAGTAATCAACGTAGAGCAACGCTCTCCTGAGTGGTTCGCAGCCCGATTGGGTGTACCGAGTGCCAGCAACTTTGCCAAGGTAATCACTCCTGGCGGGAAGAAATCAACTCAAGTTGAGGGGTATCTGAATCGGCTAGTTGCGGACATTCTCACTGGCAGATCAGAGCAGCAGGAACCGAACGAGGCAATGCAAAGGGGAACTGAACTGGAACCGGAGGCAAGGGCTTATTACGAGTTGATTGCAGGCCCGGTGGAGGAGGTAGGTTTCTGTATCCATGATGACGGGTTCGGCTGTTCTCCAGATGGCGTGGTGGGTGATGGTCTTTTAGAGATTAAATGTCCGCTGGCTCATACACACGTTGAGTATTTGAGAGAGGGAGTTATTCCATCGATCTATATTCCCCAAGTGCAAGGCCAGATGTTAGTAATGGATAAACAGTGGTGTGATTTCCTTTCCTACCATCCTGACATGAAACCGCTACTGGTAAGGGTGGAGAGGGACGAGAAGTTCTGTAACACGCTTCACGAAGCACTGAAGGAGTTGGTCGAGAACATCAGGATCAACGTGGAGGCTTTCAAAAAATGAGTATGTTGGAATTGATGTATAAGGAGTGGTTTGGAGTTGAGTTCAGGGAAGAACCAGAAGAAATCAGACACTTGGTAGGAGAGGTTTGGAACATGGCTCTCCAATCGGTGAACAGGCAAACAATCCTTTTAACGTATGACAATGAGGTGATCTAATGAGCTACGACAACACGAATACCGGCGCTATCTGGGGCAACAAAGACCGGAAAACGGACAAACATCCTACTCACACAGGCTCCTTGAACGTCGAAGGAGTTGAGTATCGGGTAAGTGCGTGGGTGGGCGATAAGAGCAAGAATCAGCCTGCACTCTCTTTCAAGATACAGAAGAAAGAACCGAAGCAAGAACAGAAGCAATCTGCACCCAAGCAGGAAATCAACAACTCCGATATACCTTTCTGAGGATAAACCATGCATCTTGGTCAACAGCTTAGAAAGTACATCGAAAAGAATTACTCTACCAAGAGTGATTTTGCTCGCGCCATTGATTGCAGTCCGCAGTTGCTGCATTCGTATATGCGCCGGGAGAATATCAAGTATTCCACCATCACCAGGATTGCTCGCAGCATGGGCATGGAGGCGGCAGAGTTAATGGCTCTGCTGGTTGCCTGTGAGTGAGGGGTTTCAGTGGATAGTAAACAGTGATTTCTCTTTGAAGCAGTTTAGGAACTTCGCA